GCGCACGGCGGCCATCGAACCGGCCACTGATCGACCCGCTGTCCCAGCCGCAACGCTCAGGAGCCTTGAGGATCTGGTACAGACGCGATTTCAGCGCCGGCAACACCGTCTTCGACAGCGTACGCGCTGCTCGACGCAGTCCGGCATCGTCCTTCTGCATCGATGTCCAGCGGCGCATTTCACTGCGGCCCGGAGGCGGGGCGGACGCCAACGAGATCGGCACCATCGTGCGCTCACGGATACGCTTGAACACGTCATCGATGTCAGGCTCAGGCGACTTGCACAACTGTTCGTCGTACTGTTCCTGCCTGTCCTCGTACGGCTCGTCGCCGCCGTTGCTGGTGACAGCCTCACCGTTCTCGCCATCGTCGTCTCCGGACTCGATAGGCATAGGAGCGCTGTCGGCCTCGCCGGCTTCAGTCGTCTCAGACATCTCAGCCTCAGCCTGAGCGAGTTCAGCAGCATCGCTGTCGCCGTCTTCGGAACCGAACGACTCGTCGGAGTCTCCCGACTCAGAGTCGTCGTCTTCCGACTGTTGTGGCTGTTGTGACTGTTGCTGCTCCCACGGCTGCCGGCTGTCGGCACTCTGGTCGACAGGCTCGATGGCCTTCCAGCCTTCGAGGAACTGCATCGCCAGCCCCAGCGCTTGGCCAGTGCCGTCGCGATCCAGCGACAGGCTTGGCATCGCGTCAGCGACCGCCTTGTACAGGCTGCGCTTCGGCTCCGGGATTCGGTCGAGCAGTTTCTTGGCGAAACCGTTGCCGTCACCCAGCGCGGCCCGACTGATCAGCGCGAGCGCGAATGGCGCACTGTTGATCGATGTCGGGTTGAACTTGTCATCGAGTTTGGACGTGAACTGCGACATCAGTCGCTTGAACCCAGACCGCGCACCGTTTGCGCGACCGGACGCAATCACCGCATGCTCGATGCGACCGTCCTCGATTCCGTTCCACAGATTCCGCAGCAGAGAATACTCCGGGCCTGAGTACCGGAGTAGGCTGCTTTGGTTGTTGTACGCGACGTGCCCGACCTCGTGGCTGGTGTAGGCCGCGATCAGGTCTGCCTCGATGCGCGACACGAACGAGTTGTCGGGCATGCTGGGGTAGTTGATGCGGTAGGTCATCACCTTGCTACGGTCGGAAGTGAGCGACCACTGGGCGAAAGCGATCTCGCCGCCGAAGGTGACATTGCCGGCCCCTGAGAACACGGCATCGCTGCCCAGCAGCGCTCGCAGTTGCTTCTGCGAGTGAACTAGCGCTGCGGCCTTGATCGCCGCCGACTTAATCTTTTGCATGACGATTCCTCACGCCGCTTCAGGCGCATTGGGGGAGTTGACATCGACCACGTCGGGCGTGACGACAGGCGGCGCGAGACCAGCCATCGCGGCCTCGATACCAGCGTCCGACATGTTCGCTTTCCATATCTGCTGCAGGACTTCACGCGATTCAGGCGATGCTCGATTGACCATCGTCTGCTCGAATGCCAGTCGCGGCGGCACCTTGTCGGCCAGCGCCTCAGCAAGGTAGAACGCCTCGCGCAGCGTCGGGACATGGTCGAGTTGGCTAGACTGACCAGCCTGCCGCATGACCGACAGCATGCTCACGATCAGCGTCGACAGATTGCTGTGGACGCCAGTGCGGCTGCTGATGACCTGCGCTTCGTCCGCCGATTGCAGGTAACTGAACTCGATCGTGCGAGCGAAGCGGTTGACGAACGCGACGTTCATCTCGCGCACCCCGGCGTACATGCCGGTGTAGTCGCCGCGACCGTTCGAGTTGTCCGCAGCCATGAACACCACGCCCGGAGCCTTGCGAATCACCTCGCCAGTCTCAGGCACCGTGACCACGCCCTCCGGCTCCAGCGGCGCATGCAGCGCCGACAGGTACTCAGGTCGAGCGAACGACACCTCGTCGAGCAGGATGACTGCACCGGGGCGCACGAAGCCGCGCAAGATGATGCCGTGCTGGTACACGGTCGAGCCGTTCTTGACACGCTCGCCGCCGATGAATTCGTACCGCTCAGCACCGCTGTCGAATGACACGCGGACGAAGGCGCGACCAAGGCCAGCGCACAGGTTGCGCACGAACTCCGTCTTGCCGGTGCCGGCAGGGCCAGCCAGCCACACGTTGCGGCCACGGGCAACAGCCGTCACAGCCGCGAACAGTTGGTCGGCGTCGAACTTGTACAGCGGGTCGAGCGCGGGGGCTGCAGGGTCGTTGTAGACATCGACCTCGTACGCACCGTGCTTGCCACGGATGCCGAAGACCTCGCGCAGTGACTTGCGACCGACGACCTCGACCTTGGGCACCTCGACCGCCGCAGAAGGCGTAGGAGCCGCGATCGGTGCGAGGGAGCCTGAGATCAGGCCCATCGAGGAAATCGCCTCAGCGACCTTCTCCTGCGGCAGAGCGGCCACTTGCTCGATGAAGTCCTGCTTGGACTTGCGAGCGTAGTCGCCAGCGGAACCGGACACCCGGCGAACCAACTCGACGAGTTGGGACTTGGACATTTGGTGGATCATGGGAGCCTCACAGTTGTTGTTGATTGTCTGACCTCGTCAGGCAGCGCATCACGCTGCGACAGGGACGCCTCACGGCGAGCCTGTTTCGGTCTATCGGGCCATCTCCTTGATGCCCTTGATCCGGCCATCGAAGTGGCCGAGTTGGTAGACGTAGGTGATCTGCGATCGAACGCAGGATTCAGACACCACGTAGCCATCTTTCGATGCTTGCGCGATGTACTTGAACAGTCGCTCGACAATCCGATCGACTTCTTCGTTTTCGTGTTTCATTGCGAATCCTCCTCGTCCAGCCAACCGAAAGCGATGTATCCGGCCAGTGCGAACACGGCCAGTGCGAGCGCCATGCGTGGCGCGTAGAACAGGAATGCGTCCATCGATCACCTCACAGGTCGAACAGCGAGACGCTGGTGGAGCGCACTTCCGACACGACTTCGGCGAGTTGCTCGTCGGTCAGAATCTTGCGCACCTTGGTCGAATCGATTCGGCTCGAAGCGCGTTCAGAGACGACGGCGCGGAAAACCTCGCCGCGGTACTCGCCAGCGCCAGAGTCGCGCAGGATTTTCTTGATGGCCTCAGCCTGCTGGTTGAGGGCGGAGATTTGTGCGTTGAGCGCACCCAGTTGGTCGACGATCTGCATATAGCCTCACAGTTGTGTTGATGTTGTTGGTCTCGTCAGTGGCAGCATCACTGCCAGACCGGCTCACGCCGGTTTCGACCTGTCAGAAGTTGTAGTCGTAGAACTTGACCGGCTCGTCGGACAGGCCATAGCGCCGCTTCGCGGCATCCTTCCAGCCGTGCTTGCCAAGGCGGATGCGGACAACGCGACCGTCCGGGTCGCTCTTGATCAGCCACTGCTGGCTGCTCTGGTTGACCACCGTGCCGAAGAAGCCGCCGGGGACAAAGTCAGGCTTCCACGAGGGGTCGCGCTCAGCCTTCATGGCGCGGATGTCGATGGTGCGATCGCTCACGCGCCGCACGATCTCGAAAGGGTTCACGTCGCTGTAGCCGTAGTGGTTGGCGTAGTTCATGTTCGTCTCCAGTTGTTGTTAACAGTTGTGACTCAGTGCAGCGTCCTAAGCGAGGGCGCTCTACTCAGTCGCGAGATTGATTCTCCGGTTCGTTGGGCATCGTCAGACTTTCGGGCGGCTGCTGTACTTGCAGGTCATTGCCTTCAACCCTACGTCTACACCGATGCTTTAGGCCGTGTTCCCCTCCGGGAACCGCCGGGCTGCTTGCGCTCATCCGGCACCAGAACCTTTGTTTGGGTGGCCCGTCTGGGAGGCCAGTGGTGCGTATCCTGAACAGTTCCACAGTTGTTGTCAACACTTGTTTCTGACAAATGTCGAAATAGGTGATTTCCCCTAGGAAAATAGGAGTTCCGAGATGATGAAGGGCAAAATGCACGGCAAGAAGCACGGTTCCAAGCACGGGCGCAGCGAAATGCGAGCGCTGAAGCGTGGCGGTGCGAGCAAGGCTGTTGTGGCCGAAGAGGCCGCTGAGTACGGCATGAAGCACGGCGGCATGGTCGGCAGCGGCTGCGGTGGATACCGCGGCAAGCAGGACTACGGCAAGCGCTGATGCCCGGACTGTACGAGAACATTTGGAAAAAGCGCCGCCGCATCGCCGCAGGAAGCGGGGAATCGATGCGCAAGCCCGGAACTAAGGGCGCACCCAGCGCTGCAGACTTCCGGAAGGCCTCTAAGACAGCGAAGCGCGGCAAGAAGTGAGCGAGGGTGAGGCGGTGAGTCAGACCAAGCGTGAGGAAAAACGCCGCGCCGCAAGGGAGCGGAAGGACGCGATCCAGCAGCAGGAGTTGTCCATCGAGAGGGAGAGAGAGCAGGCAGCCTTCAAGGCACTGCAGGAGTCCAGACAGAAGGGAATCATGGGGAGACCCAGTTCCTACACAGACGAGAGGGCAGACGAACTCTGCACATGGATCGCACAGGGGAACAGCCTGCGCAGTTTCTGCAAGATCCACGGGATGGAAGCCCAGACGGTGTACCGGTGGATGCGGGAGCGCCCCGACTTCCAGCAACGCTACGCACGTGCGCACGAGGATCGTGCCGACAGTCTGGCCGACGAGATGTGCGACATCGCCGACGAGGTGGCCGCCAACGGGGGCAGCATCGAGGCCGTACAGGCCGCCCGACTGCGGATCGACACCCGCAAGTGGATTGCCGCCAAGTTGCGACCGGGCAGGTGGGGGGAGGTGCAGGCACCCAAGGCGCAGACCGCCGTCACGTTCAAGATCGGACTGCCCCTCATGGACAGGGGTGGGGGTGGAATCACCATCGATGCTACCCCTGCTGTTGAGGCGCTCCCAGACGGGGCGGAGGCGGCCTAATAGCGGATCGCGCACTCCTTTAATGGCATGGCAGACCCCCCTCCGGCCTGCCGTCCAGCCGCGGCATCCGGCCCCCCGCCAGCGGCCCATCGAGCGCGACGGGGGGTGGCTTTGGTTCCACCACACATACCTACTCACACGCACTGGTCGACTCCGGTCGTGACCCCCTGCTGGCCACTGAGCTGCAGGCCGGGGGGCTATGTTGGCCGGCTACAAAATTTTTTTGCGGCTGCCCTTTAGGCGGTCGATGTACCCAATCGGTCACTGGGCACCCTCCTCATCGCCCAAAGTCAGGTCGCCTCCCCTGACGGTAGTGACGCGGGATGTCGTAACCCGCACTTACTAGGGGGTTCGCATGATTCCGAAAGAGTTTTCGATCATGGGTTGTACCGTGACTGTCGAGATCCTCAGTGAAGAGGAGTGGCAGCACGAGGGGGCGGTCGGGTTGTATGACCCGTCCCGTCACAGCATCAAGCTGTTGAAGTCAAATCAGCAGATGATGGAACACACGTACTTCCATGAGCTGGTGCATTGCATCCTGCATACGATCGGCAGAACAAAGCTGTCTGATGATGAGGAGCTGGTGGACATGGTCGCAGGACTGTTACATCAGTCTGTTAAGACAGCTGTGTATCCGAACAACAAAAAGGGCAAATGAGGCATGGTTAGAAAATTTAGTGATGAGGAGCTGTTGGCTTCTCTTGAGCGCAACCGGTATGTGAGATCTGAGACGGCTCTTGAGCTGGGGATCTCTGTCAGGAACCTGATCATGCATATCGGCAGGCTGAAGGCGGCTGGGGTAAAAATCCCTGACACGTCTTACCCGATCGGGCATCAGACCCGCAGCTTCGAGGACAAGAAGCAGCAGTTCGAGATCAAGGAGCTGCCGGACGACGACGTCTCCGTCGAGGAGCTGGTTCAGATCCGCAAGCGGCAGTTCGCTGCCAAGAAGAGCCATGAAGAGGCGGCCAAGCTCATCCCGGTCAAGATCAAGATCGATGGCGCTGTAGGCCTTCTGCACTTCGGTGACCCGCACGTCGACGACGACGGCACGGACATTGCCGCCTTGGAGCGCCACACCAAGCTGGTGTCGGACACGCCGGGGTTGTTTGCCTGCAACGTGGGCGACACCCTGAACAACTGGACGGGTCGGTTGGCCCGGTTGTACGGCGAGCAGGCTACGTCAGCGGCGCAGGCATGGCGTCTGGCGGAATGGTTCGTCGGACGCTGCGACTGGCTGTACATGATTGGAGGAAACCACGACCTGTGGTCTGGCGCTGGAGACCCGCTGAAGTGGATCGCAAAGCAGCAAAACGCCTTGTACAAATCCTCAGAGGCACGCATAGCCTTGAGGTTTCCAAATGGGCAAGAGGTGCGTGTGAACGCACGCCACGATCATGTCGGCTCGTCGATATGGAACCCAGCCCACGGGCCGATGAAGGCCGCGATCATGGGCACGCGAGATCACCTGTATGTCGCCGGACATAAACACGAGTCGGCGTACTCAGTGCTGAAAGACCCAATCAGCGGGATCACGATGCATGCACTGAAGGTTTCGAGCTACAAGATCTACGACCGTTTCGCAAAGGAGCGCGGCTTCAGGGACAATACGCTCAGTCCTTGTGCGCTGACTGTGATCAACCCATCCCTTCCGAATTCGCACCCAGACCTGATCAAGGTCTTCTGGGAACCGGAGGAAGGAGTCAACTACCTTAACTTCTTGCGGAAGAAGAAATAATGGAACTTCAAGCTGTCTTTAACGTAGTCCTTGGCCTGTCAGCAACAGGCTTGGGATGGTTCGCTAGAGAACTCTGGTCTGCGGTGAGTGATCTTAAAACGGATGTTGCAAAGCTGAGGGAGGATATCCCAAGGCACTATGTCGCTAAAGATGACTACCGCGAAGACATCCGTGAATTGAAAGGCATGTTAGAAAAGATCTTCGACCGGTTAGAGAACAAGGCCGACAAATGAGGGATGCAAAATCCGGTTTCAGCATGGAGAAGGTCGTGGACATGCTGTTCCCAGTCTTGCTTGCCGCCGTCGCTTGGCTGCTGGGCGAGATCACCTCATTCCAGAATCGCTTGATTGCTCTTGAGTCCAAAATGCCGATCCTGATTACAAATGAAGGCGTCATCATTGACAGCCCTCAATCTGCGGCGGCGCGGCAAGAAATGAAAGACGACCTAATGCACGATATTCACGACCTGCAGGTGCGGGTCAAGCTGATGGAGGAGCGCAGCAAATGATGACTCTGATTTCTACGCTGACTTCGTTTTTGGCCGGCGGCCTTCCGAAGTTGCTGTCCATTTTCCAAGATCG